ACTCTATAAGCTAACTCTGTTTTAGGTCTATCCATACCATCTTGTATCGGTTTAAAGAAAAAAGGATAATTAACCGATATAGGTACAACTTTATCTGTAAACATTTTTTTAGCATCTGCACCACTTTTAGAAAGTATCCCATATCTACTATCACTCGATATAGTAGCTAAATTAACTGTTTCCGCACTAGACATAAAAGAAAAACCAGAACGTCTATTTTTTAAATAACACATTCCGTAGCATCTTTTGTCAGCTTTACAAGCCTCCCAGAATATATAAAACAACCTATTTGCTTCTCTAAAGTCCGGAGCACCAACGTCAATTTTACTCCATTGTAAGTACATATAATGTGTACCTGTTAAGTATGTTGCTTTATTATTATTTGTAAACCAAAAACCCTCTTCTCTTCGTTTAAACTCTTCATCTATATAGTCAAACCATTGTTCTTTCGCGTCTTCTGGGTAAGCCCTCCAGTCAAATATAGTTTTTAGTTTATCTAGTTCTTTAGGTTGATTTAACTTTACCCATTTATTTAGTCCGTGTGTATACACTCGCACTGGTCGTTTTGGCAGCGCGATACGCAAATTTTGTATTTCATATATTTCACCAATTTGCCCAGTTTTTGATATAACGACAACATCATGTTCTTTATTGTATCCATATTTCCATTTTTTACCTTTATTAAGTCTATTTATAGTAGTCTTTTTTACGGGTTCTATTATTTTATATAAAGTTTGCTCGTACATTACTTTGATCTTCCTTCTGCGAACCCTTTAAACACTCTTTCTTTTTTTTCTTCAGGTTGTTTACCTTCTAATATATTTTCTTCTTCTTGGATTCTGTTTAATATTTCAAACGCATCAAATATAGCTAACTTTTTAGTTGCCGCTGCGTTTTTTAATCTATCAGCAGATATATCGTCATCAGAATCAACAATAGCTTCTTTAGCTACTTTAATTAACTCCTCAACCGCTTTATGTCCAGCTTGGATTATACGTTTCTTCGTTTCCTTGATATTCATATTTTATTGTAATTAAATTTGATAAAACTCTATATAACCTTTGTCTATCAACAACAAACTCACACTCTGTTCTAGGTTTATAACCTACTAAATCGCCGATCTCAACAACGCCGTCAGAATAAACTACAACACCCTGTGATGGCCTTTCAATATTAATATTATACTTGTTTACAGCTTTTAATGGTTTTACAAAACAGTATCCTTTTGGTGACAACCAATCTTTATCTCTTTTATACAAAAAAATTTGATCATGGTTTATGAAATATGTAGATTCATTAAAGTAGCTTCTACTATTTCTTTCTCTACCTTTAACATCATGCCATCTTCTAAAAACATTAAAATGTGTTATAACAGTGTCACCAGGTTTTATACCTAAATCATCACCAATAATAGGTGTTGATATAACTTTAGCCAACCTATTAACATATTGGTGGTTGTAAACTTCTGTATTTAGTATTAATTCAGAGTCTCCTATTTTCTTTTTATTGTTGTATCTTTCTCCTATAGGTGTTACAATAAAGTTGTAAATGCTTTTCATTAATATTCTAAATTATACTCTACAGATACAGCCATGTTTTTATTAAAGTCTTTCCAAGGTAACACGTCTAATCCTTTTTTAATATAAATAGAAAACTTATCTTGTTCTTCTATTATATCGCAAATAGTATGTCCGCCGTATACCTCTTGACCAACAGAATAATGCATGGCATCGTTTTTGTAGTCTTTACCTACACTAATCTTTCTTATCAGTTTGCTCATCTTTATAGTTTATTGTTCCGTCTTGAATATTAACATCATACGTTCCATATTCTTCTTGAAACTTGTTTTGTAGTTCTATTATCACCTCGTTAGCGCTGATCAACGAATGTAGCATTCCATGTTTTTGCGCTTCTAAAGAGCCTAAGTCAAACTTTATTTTATTAATATTACTAACTACATTTTGTAGTTGTGTTAATTGTTCTTCGGATATTTTATCCGCCTTCGGTTTTAAATCAACCGTTTTGCTTTTTTTAGCCATATTTAATTTAATTTAATTGTTAATAATTGTTATGATATACTCCATTTAGCAGCTAAATGAGCAGCTAGTGTTGAAACTTCGTCTGCTGATAAAGTTTTATTGTATACTCCTAATTCACCTATAACACCATTATTTGGGCTAGCGGTGTTAGACTGCGCTCCAATATATTCTATTTGAAAATTAGTGTTAGTGTGATTGTTAGTTGTACTAGTAGATAAACCTATTAAAGCTCCCGCTTTGTTGTATATTCTTATCTCTTCATCAGCGGCTCTTGTTAATATTAGTATTTCTGGATTAGCAGTTAACGTATAACTTGTTGTAGTTGTAGCACTTCCACCATAGCCAGCGTCTTGTGTTGTTTGATCTGTTCTTATATATTCTACGTTGTTTAGAGAACCAGTAACACCAGCATTAAACCTAGTAGTAACATTTTTGTGATTATAAACACCAAATTGATTAGCACCTGTTGTTGATCCAGCTATAAAGGTATCTACATCACCAGTTGCATCTACTTCATATACAATAAATATAGAAAATGTTTGGTCTGTCGTTAAATAAGCATTAGCAAGTTGAAATTTATCATTATCAAAATCCAAACTATTTAAAGCTAGTTCACTTGTATCTAAGTTTGGTTGCACACCTCCTGTGCCTTGTGATAAATCATAATTGCTACCACCAGCTCCAGCATTAGCAAAAGAAGATACCGCGTCACCATTAGAACCAGTTAAAGTACTAAAGTCATACCAAAGATCTAAATCCGATATACTAGCAGCTGTAAAAGCCGTTGATAAAGCCGCTCCTCCTGATAATGTGTTTCCTAATCCTAACATATTAATCTTCTTCTTCTATTAATTGCCAACCGTTATCTATGTTCCAAAAAATCTCTATCATTTCTTGATTTGTATAAAGCGTTACACCATCTAAAAAATTAGGTGTATCACCTTCAAATTTTACTACAAATTTAGAACCATCTAAAGTTTTTCTAACAGAGTTGGCGTCTGCTTGTTTTACTTTAGAAAAATCTACTGTATTTATATCACTTGTATTTAATATTGCATATTTCATATTATAAAGCTGTAAATGTTCCGCCTGTTAGCGTTAAGTTATGTCCTCCAACTATATCTCTAACATGTTCATTAAATGGATAGTACACACCTAAATTACTTATACCAGATGTTCTTACATCAAAAAAGTTACCAGAGTTATATAAAGTTGCTGCATCATCGCTATCTAGTTGTTGTGAAAATATAGCAAAGTCTCTAATACCGTATTTACTAAAACCACTACTAGGATTATGTCCACCGAACCTCATAACTCTAGCTATAGAATTGTCAGTGTTTAATGTACCTGAATCGCTGTCCGTCATACTTAAAGCTTGGCCATTCCAATACTGCGTAGAGTTGCCTGTTGCTCTTGTCATAACTATATGTACCCAACCTTCACCAGATGGATTATCTGTTTTCCAATGATTGCTACTACCTGTACCTGTGCCTGTTATGCTATTGTTACTGTGTAATGCTGAAAAATCATTATCTCTAGTGTTAGAACCTGTAGTGGCTCTTAGTTCAGTCCATAATCTATTTTGTGTTACACCAGAACTATTAGTTAGCTGGTAATAACCTTGTATAGATTCATGATTATCGGCTGGCGCTCCTAAATAAAATAATCTTATATTTCTAGGTGCAAAACCGGTAGTACCAAGTGTACCAGATGAATCCCACGTAGGTTTTATCCAAAAAGAAAAACCTATGTTAGCCCCTATGTTACCTTCTCCCGCAACAGAAGAAATAAAACCAGCATTAACATTAAGTTCAGCTTTATCATCTGTTCCATCAAATGACAAGAATCTTGAACCACCCCATTCAAAATCAGGAGTAGTTGATATACTATTTCCTAATCCTAACACTATTTACCAAAGTAACATATTATACCTCCATCAGCATCAGCGCCTGGTGTTACTTTAGTCCATCTACCATAAATTGTAATTCCTTTTGGAAATGTTACACCTTCTATTGTTGTACCACCAGCTCCGTGATATTCATCAAGAAAGTATAATGTATTACTAGTACCTAAACTAGACGCGTCTAACGTTGAGCCATCTGCGTTTGATAATTGCAGGTTTCTACCATATGTACCAGCAGCAGGCGCTTTTTTTACTATTATACCTTGTTGATTAGGTCCTTGGTAAATAGGATCCACATTTATGCCAGCCATGTCATCAAGGCCAGTGTCTATATCATCGCCATCAGCACCAATCAAAACGTATTGTCCTACTTTTATTCTTAAGTTATCTACAACGTCCGTTATATCAACGGAACCATCAATTCCACCAGTACCACTAATTGCGGCTTGAACTACACCTAAATAGTTAGCATCAGGTCCACCAGCTGTTGCTAGCTCATCATCTTGATGTGTTAAAAATTGAGGTCCCATAGTGTCTAAGGTTTCTGTTTCTAAAACTGAAAATGTAGCTTCAGCTAAACATTGAATAGCTATTATAACATGATCTTTAGGTGGGTATACCGGTGCAGCCAAATTGGTAAACACGCTACCCATTTGTCCAAAACCATAAGCTACCTCTGTTGAATTTATTCCCATAATTTTATTTTTTTACTTTTTCTAGTGAGCGTCCGCCGAAATAAGCACCGATCACTGTTATTAATACTAATTGTAATAAATCTATCCAGCTAGCCTTAACTTCAAATTGTAACGCTCCAGCATCGATAAATATTATCAACACTGTAGATATTACAAGAAATATTAAGGTTAGTGGACGGATGTTTTTTGAAAGCCACGAATCAGAATTCATATCGAACTTCCATCTTTCGGTTACTTGTTTTTGCATCTCTGCTTCGTAACCCATAATCATATCTTTGATTTTTCTTTCAGCTTCTAGCTTTTCTTCTTTAGTTGTAGTTAAGTTATCTAAAACTCCACCTACGTTTTTTATAAGATCGCCAGCTCCTGCTGAAAATACTTTATTTAATATACTCATTTAATTTTATTTTTTAGCAAACTTTTCTAATCCGCTTATACCAAAGCAACCTAGCACAACAAACACAAAAGAATCGTATACAAATTCGTTGATTACTAGATCTTTACCTGTATAACCAGTTACCAAGTCTATTATCATAATCACACACATTATAGCAAATGCAATAAATCCTATAATAGATTTTTCGTTCCAATCATTGTTGTCTTTAAAAATATTCATTATTTTTGTTAATTTGACTTGCCCTCTTCAAAAATCCTCATTTCCTCTTCATAATTTTTGTCTAAAAGATCAAAAGATTTTTCATGAAGATGTTTCTTTCTTTTTTGCATATGTGGTTCATCACCTATTTTCATCGCTTTTTCGTGCGCTTTATCAGCTGCCTCATATAAAGCATCTGCTTTTTTGTATACATCTTCTTTGTTCATCATAGGTGTGTCTTCATTCATTAATTCATCAACGGCCTTGTTTACAACTTGAGATTTTAAATCCATTTCATTATTTTCAAAAGCTTCTGGAAAATTTCTTTTCATTGGTGAGCCTTTCATTTTAAACGGTTTATATTCCATAATTATTTATTTTTTTTGAAAAGCCGCTGATTGCGCCCTTCCGTCTGTTATTGATTTTGTTTTACTTTTTTCTGCTTTTATAGCTCTTTTTTCCCAAGGAAAGCTATCGCTACCTTCTTGCTTCCATTTACCATTATATTTTATTTTACCATCTTTACGTGGATAAGTTTTATTATGGTATCTCACCCAATCATCGCTGTAATCAAGAATACCAGCTTTCATGTCTTTAGCGTGTTGCTTTTCATGATTTATCACTTGTTTCTCTTGAGTACTACCTGGTTGTATATCTTTGTTAATATAAATAGAACCATCTTTATTAGCTTCACCTAATATACCGTCATCTAATTTTTTCCTAAATATAGGATTGTTATCAGGTGTGTTATACTGTCTAGTTTTTTTACCTAATTTAAATCCCATTATCTATCTTTATCTTTAATCATATCATCTATAGCTTTATTATAAACTTTATCTGTGTATGATCGGTTATTAAAAAATTTACTTCTACTTGAAGTTGGAAGGTCTTCTTCCCCTAAAAGTATTCTATATATTCTACTTATCATTTGAGAGCATTTAAACGAAACTTTAAATACAGAGTACTTAATAGTTGTTCTGTTACGATGTCTCCAGACATCTATCCAACCTGCATTTCGTAATCTCTCCCACCGCTGTTTATCCCATGAATACGTATAAGTACCATCTATAAACTCTTGTCGTGTAAATCTTTCTTTACAATCTAAATAAATTAATAATTCTAAGTCTGCGTCTTTTAATCCATAAGTCTTACAGGCCCATTTTCTAACAAGCCTGTAATACTTTAGGATATTTAATTCACGCAAATCTTGCGCAGTTAATCTCATTTAAGATTAAGCAGTTACATCAAGCGCGATTGCACCGCAAGCAGTAATGCCAGCATGAGCATATACACTATTTGCGTCATCAGCTATAACCATTCGACCGTAACCAACTCTAGAGCTAGCAAAGCCACAAAGAGCTTGTACAACAGCTTCTTCTTGTCCAGCTGTAACTGTTAGAGCTACGTTACTTACAATGTCATCTACTGGTGCAAAATATACAGTTACTGCACCTGTAGAAGCGTCAATAGCTATAATATCTTTTACCGGAAATGCAGAAGCATCATCTGCTCCTGTTTGAAAATACCAAAAATCCATGTTTTTAATTTTTTTGATTAATAATTCGTTTTCGTTTTTAAGTTTAAGGGTTTAGGTTTATGGTTTAGGTTTAATTAATCAATACCACGTTACCTAAAGATAACGTGATATTAATATAATTTGTTATTGTGATTAAGCA